CTGTTACTGTATTAGCCATGTTCTACTCCTTACGCTCCTGGGATATCACCAGCTAATGCTACTTGTGCATTTTGTAAATACTTAACAGTTACAGTTGCGTTACCTGTAGTACCATCACCATCTGTCCCTGTGAAATCAGCAAGAACTTGAATGTCAGTAGAACCAACATTTGATGCTTCAGTATCTAAAGTACCATAAGTTGTGCCTAAAGCTTTAACGTTTGCAGTTGCAATAAAAGCATCACCATCATCTGTTGTGCCAACAGAAACAGTCGCTGCATTAGTATCATCATTTACAGTTGTTACGTTTAAAACAACGTCTGTAATTTGTGAATTTGCAGGAATTGTTCCAATTACCTGATTAAGATGTGAAGCACCTGTAATATCAATAAATGCAGATTGTGCCATAACAACAAAACCTGTATTTTTTACATCATTACCTAAAGTAGTTCCTGTTGTATCTTTAATTGTTCCCGCCTTTATTGGGCCAGAAAATGTAGTTGTTCCCATGTCTACCTCCTTGTTAGTAGTCGCCTAAGCGTCTTGGGGTTAATAATAATTGGATTTAAACATAAAAAAAGGGCGGAGTCAAAGACAACCGCCCTTTAGAACAAAAAGAAAAGTTCTTTTTAGGAACCTTGTGAACCGTATACACAACGAGGATCAGAAAAGCCAAAGCTATATCTTTCTCTCGCCTTATATCTTACATTACCTGTATCGAAGTCACCTTCCATAGCTGTGGTTAATGCTGTTCTTACAAAGTGCTTAAAGCCATTTGGTGCATCAGTTTTGATGAAATAACCGTCTGTGTCAGTTAAGTAGTGATTTACTGTATAACCTTCAGGGATCATATTCATGTTTCTTAATGCATTGATGTCATTGTCAGCAGTTCCTACTCGACCTGGTGAGTTTAAGATTCTATCAGCAACGAATTGTAGTTGTACTGGAATAATCAGTTTTCTACCTCTTGTTGCAATTAATAGACCTCTTTCATCCACATACTGTGAAATGTCAATTAAAGCTTGCTCTAATGATGTTTCATTAAGGTCAGCGTCAGTTGAACTTCTGTTTGAGAATGTACCACCAAGTGCAGTTGGGTGAGCAGCGTTTACAAGTGAAACACCATCACCACCAGGATTAGTACCTGCTTGACCAGATGCTGCAAAGGCATTGTTTAATACGTCAGCAGCTTTAATCTGCTTTGTATATGCCATTGATCTAGCTAATGCACGTGTGTATCTAGCAGAAAGTCTGTCGTAGAGATTATCTTCTACTGCTTCTTCAGTAATAGCAAATGCTAGTGCAATTGTTTCGTGTGAGTAGCGTGAAGTAAAGCTTTCTTGTGCTTGATCAAAAGTGACCGCCGCACCTTCTGCTTTAGTTCTTGCATTACCGAAACCAACTAACATTACTTCTTCTTCAAAAGCTCTTTCAGAGGTCTCTTGATCAAAGATTTCTGCGTGTTCGTTTTCGTATTTATCATACTCCAGGCCGAATAAAGCGTTCAAACCTGGCTCTAACTCTTTAACGAGTTGTTGTCTTGAAATAGCCATAATTTAACCTCCTTATACGCCTGTTGTATCCGTTAATGAGTGCTTGTTGATCTTAACAATGATTGAAGCGTTAGCTGCTGTATAATCACTGTTATCAGGATCAGTAGAAAGACTCACTACTCTAAAGTTAGCAGCGCTTGAAGTGGCAAAAGAACCACCGTCTAAAGCAACACCTGATACACCAGTTTTTGTTGAACCTGCTGCGTATGTTGCAATGTTTGCGTTACTACCAACTTGTGCTTGACCGCCATTTGTGTCGTCTACTTTGACTTCAAAAAGGGCATTTGGATCATCAATCACGTTAGCTACTATGTCATCAGCTGCGATGCCACCTGGATAATAGTTTGAATAGGTTGGTTTTTGTGTAGTAGGATCAGTATAAAAACATCCGTTGAAAACCCCTATCAACTCAGCACCAGCAGATGAACCCACGGAAATTGCACCGTTTGCATTTAATACAACGGGATCTCCTTGAAATATTGCACTTGATTCACCGTTTGCAATTACGTACTCGTTTTGTGCAGATGCATTATAACCTGCTCCAACTTTCTTTAATGAACGGAAACCAAATACTGCGTTTATATTTGCCATCTTGGACTCCTTACGTCTAAGTTGTTTATAAAAGACTTATGCTGACTGTTATTTTTTACCGCCACCAAAAGTCACCTTACTCTGCCTATCTGCGTGAATAGGCATACTAGGGTGTTCGTCTCTAAATAAATCATTTTCGACTGACTCGGTTTGTCCTTGTGTTTGTTGTCGGAAATATTCATCCCGATCTTCTTTTACTTCAATAGGACATCTCATCAGTACAAGACCACCTACTCCTATAACACCTTTGTATTTACCGTCTTCGTATTTTGGTAAATCCATTCTGTCTGGAAACTCATCTGCCCTAACAAACTCATATCCAGAACGAAGTCTACCCATGATATTTTTATCATCGGTCATACCTCGCATTTCAGCACGAACCCAACGATGATGCCATCCTTCTGGGGGCTCGGGTGCTTGAAGCGATGATGGAGGAACCCAACCTCTTTTACGAACATTATTTTCACGGGTCTCTGAAGAGCGTGAGGATTTCTTTACTTTAGTTTCATTTTCCATTTTATGCCTCCTTCACGTATTTAGCATATTGTTCAAGTGTTACGCCTAATCTCTTAGCCATTGCAGCTTGAGAGGCAGACAACTTGACTGTCCTACGCCCAGATGTTTTTGTACTGCGTGTTGCAGAGGCAACAGGTTGAGCGACTCTTGTTGCTTCTGGACTTCCCCCATCACTAAATTTCTGTGGGAAGTATTCACGAATTCTTTTATCCAATTGATCATAGTACAAATCAGTAGATGGATCAATCTTTTCTTGAAGTACAAGGCTTTTGTGAATTGCCTTTGCTGCTTCGGTCATGACCTCATCTTCTCCAAACCATTCATTCTTTTCAGCCCATTCAACTGCTCTTGGATCAGCTTTTGGTTTAGGTTGATAAGTCGTGTTATTAGTTTGTTGAGTATTTGTTGAAGCTTGTTTTTCTTTATTTTGCTCCTGAATCTGCTTTGAATATTTAATTCTTTCAGCGTCAATAGTTAAACGAGCAATTTCTTGATTAGCCTCTATTTGAGCTTCAACATCTCTTTGAGCAATAGCATTTTTTAATTTGTTTTTTGCTAAATCAAGTTGATTCTCAACTCTAGATCCAAACTCATCAATATAATTCTTATCTAAAGTTTCATATTTTGCTTTAATATCCTGAGCTTCTTTTTGAACACCCTGAGCATAAGATAATGCTGATTCTTCTCTTCTTTCAGCTTCTCTTAATCTTTTTGTGAGTTTATCAATTCTAGCTTTTACTTTTGCAGAATACTGTTCTGTTTCATCTTCAACTTTAGGCTTCTCAGCTTCAGTTTCAGCAACTTGAACTTCTTCTTTCTCAGGTTGAGCATTCTCGATTGCTTTGTTATTTTCGTCTAAAGTAATCTCTACACTTTCTTCTGATGTTTCAATTGGCACATTTTTATCTTCTTGCATGTCAGCCTCCTTACATGTTTAAGAAATCCTCAGGATCATTAACCACTGCTAGGATTTCATCATCATTCATTAACCTTACTTCACCATCTTCAATCTTAATTCTAGATCCTGCATATTTTCCAAAAACAACAAAATCTTTTTCCTTGCACCACGGGCCATTAGGAAATCTTTCTTTGTCTTTGTATGCGTCAGGTCCTACTTTTAAGACTAATCCAATGCTACTAGCTACTTGTGATTCTTCTAAAGATTGGTCAGTAAGAATTATACCGCCTTTTGTTTTCTCTTTTCTTTTGTAAGGTAGAACTAAAATTCTCCACCCTGTTGGCTTTGGAAGTTTCTCAATTATCGAGTCCTTCATCGTCGTGCTCCATTCTTTTAAGCAACGAATTTACTTCACTGAGTATTTCGTTGTATGCATGATATTTTCCTATCATGAGTTTATATTCTTCCCAATCTTTAACCCCTGAAGTTAAATACAAACTAATGTCGTTTTGCCTAACTTTCAAGATTTTTTTGAGATGATCAGCTAACTTGATTATGTCCATTGTGCAGTTGCCACAATTTTTGCAAGTGACTCACATCTCTTTTTTGTTTGCTTATGCCATCTCGAATCTTTCATGTGCATAGCAGCCATTTCTCCGTCTTTCTCTTTTAAACTAGCCCACATGTTGCGGAACTGTTTGACACCTGTAGCCCCCAATTGAAAAACCATTTCCACTATAACTTCTTGAATAGCCTGGGGCAGATCATCATGACTACCAATTTTTTTTAGAATAAGGTCATCAGCTCCTGCCGCAGCTCTATTTAAATCAATATCAAATAATTCATCTGCTTCTTCCTGAGTAATCTGAACACCTTCTTGAAATCTTTTTCTTTCGTGAGGTTGTACCAAATGCCCGATACCCACAGTTAATTTTCCTAGGCTGTCCTTATACGGTTCCAAAACGCAGCCTTCATGGATACGTACTCTTTCTCGAAGTGAATCTGTAATTTTAATCATTATATCCCCCAATTCTTTTTATCTTCATGTTCATCTTTTTCAGGTTTATCTAAACCTAGCAGTTTTTTTAGCAATGTTTTTAGGCTGTTTAACAAATTGTTTCCCTTTCTTGTTACCTTTTGCTTTCGCTCTGTTTGTTGCAGCTTTTTCTCCCGCAGAAAGTGACTTCCAAGCTGCATCAGGAAGATACCTTCTTTTTCCTTTAGATGGTTTACCAGAAGATGTACGCCATTTCTGCTTTCCCCAATCTTTTAAACTTTGTTGTGATTTTTTTAGAGGCATTAGTTTTTATATCCGCCACCTTTTTTCTTATATTCAGAGGCTAACAACTGAGCTTTTCTAGCACTCCATTGTCCAGGCTTTCCACCTTTAGATCCTGCTTTTATTCTACTAAATAATCTCTTTCTCATAGAAGGCTTCGTATAATTACCCGCTTTATTTACTGTAGATTTCTTTTTTGTCATCTGCCCTGTCCTCTATACTTTTTATAATTTCTTCGTTTATGTTTATTCATGGTCGCTGTACTTATACGACCATCACCTATTGTAGT